TTTTCAGAGGTCGGCTGGGCGTAGTCAACGCGAGAGATGGCGGAGAGGACGTCACCGCCACCGACCTGTTGCATCGTGGAGGCAGCCTGGAAGATCCCGGACTGGAGGTTGGGCTTGTTCTTGAGTTCCTCTTCACGAACCTTGAGGAGTTCCTCGTAAACAGCCCTAGGCTGTTCGCCCATCTTTGCCTTGTCCTTGCCGTGAACCTGCTCGTACTTTGCGATCACGTCACTAGTGGTCTCGCCTACGCCTTTAGTTCCATAACCTTCTAATTTTGTTCTAGGCCCTAAAAGTTTGAAACCACCAATTGCATTACCAATAAATCTCCAAAAGCTTTCGTCTTTTCTTCCAAGTAAAGCGTCAGCCCTTTGTTTTGGGGTAGTTCCACCAACCCCAGAACCGTGACCCATTCTAGTAACAGCATCAATGTCGTTCTGACCAAACCCGACGATGGACTCGGCCAAGTTCGCCCCAAGTGTTTTTCCGGTGTTGGTAGCCATACGGCCGGCAGCGGACACGCCGGATACGGTGGTAGCTCTTAAAACAGGTGCTTCATTTGCAACCTTCTCGATTTCAGCACGACCCTGCCGAAGCATCGGGATCATCTGCTTAAACGAGTCGCCGTATAGTTCGTTACCCAGGCGCGCCATATCTGCTGTCTCGGCGTGTTTCTGGTAGGCATCAGCCATCTTGAGGATGACGTCAAGGGAGGAGACGCTATGGTCTCGGACGCCTTCGATGCTAATCCCAAGGCGTCGCATAGCGACGATTCCATTGCCACCCTCAAGAGCCATCTTACCCATCGCCTTGTTGCCGTTAGCGATGGCGCTGACGAAGGTGTCAAACTCGACGCCGGACATCTTGGCAGCATAGCCGTACTTCTGGACTTGCTCGACGGAAAGGTCGGTGATGCGAGCTGCAGCTTGAATCTTTTGGGCGTATTCGATACCCTCCTTTGTTCCTTTTACGCCAATGTTAATGACCGTCTGGAGCAGGTTAATCCCGCTCAACATACTCTCGGCTTCGTTGCCTAGGTCTTTCTTAAACTGATCTCCCCAGCCTTTAGACCAAGGATAGATATTTCCTCCGCCACCGCCACCTCCACCGCCGGAGCCTCCTCCGCCAAATCCACCGCCTCCGCCTCCAGAACCACCTCCGCCTCCTCCGCCGGAAGGGCGAGGAGCGGTAGCAGTAGCAGTACCACCAGAACCACCAGCGCCACCCCCGCCGACAGGGATCTGCGCCGGGACGGTAGCACCCTGTAGGCCGGTGGTGTCGGCGACAAATTTAACTTTTACTTCGTCGCTCATTTTTTCTTGGGGATATTCATTTTGTTTAGCATCTCCATCGCGGCCTTGTCACGGTCATCGACGACATTGATGTCGGCTCCGGCAGCGATGGTGTTTGCGACGTAAAGCCAGACGGCTTCAGATTCCGGCATCGTCCAGGCTTTCTCATAGTCGATGCCGTTACGGATAAGGTTAGACACGCAGGACAGGACTGTTCCGACACCCCTGCCGTTGCCATTGGACTTTTTCTCCCAAAGCACAGGAGCGTTGTCTTGGAACTTGAGGTATTCGCAGAACTTCTTCAGCTCCTCGTTGTATTTCGCATTATCAGTCAACAGTAGGAGGAACGCCTGGGAGTCGATATCGTTTGCCTTGATGGAAAGCATCTCGCGCAGGTCATAGGTCGAAAGAATTCGACAGGCCAGAACAAGGTCTTGTGGTGACATCACCTTGTTGGTGAAAATCGCCGGAGACTCAATTTCCGTGAGGATCAGCGTATGCCGAAGGCAGATGGGCTTCAGCTTACGACCACAGACCTCCATCTCCAAGATGGAAGTCTTGATAGCCTGTGTAAAGCGGTCGTCCAACGGCCGCTATTGCCGTTAGGCAATCTCCTGGTACTTGATTCCTCGGATGGACAGCTTACGGTACTCTTGGTTAGAGCCTCGGTCGGTAACTTCCTTGATGATAAAGGTAGTGCTACCGTAGGTGAGCGTCTGACCGGGGAGGACGGAATCGAGAACCTTGATGACACCTTCGATGGTGATCTCGTTGCGCTCGTCGTCCAAGCGGTTCGTGATGACACGACCCTGCTCATCCATCACTTCGACATCCAGGCCGAAACGGACAGTCCAAGAGTCAGACTGAACGACGACTCCAACGACTTCGTCGAGGGGGCCGAAAACAAGGGCTTCGCCAAATTCAAAAAGAGCCATAGTGGTAGATTATACCACTAGCCGACTGTCAAACAGGGGCCGGCGGGAGTACGGCAACCATCGTATAATTGATAAGGTTACCGTAATTTCGGCTCTTCATACCCTCTTCGTCAGACTCGATCCAGCAAGCGTACATCTTACCCTCGGAGCCATTTGGGTTCCAGAGACCCTTCAATGCATCAACATCAGCCATTAGTCCGTGAACATTGCTCACGCGCTGTCGGTGGGTAGCAAGGGTGTCATCGTCGGCGCTGGAATAGACGAACACATTGATCTTACAGCGGTAGTTACCCAGCGGAGTAGCCCCCAAGGCAGGGTCGGGCATAGCGGCCTCGCAGTAGGCGATTACGAGGGGTACAACGCGAAGCTCCTCGGTGATGCCCTTGTGGACGGTTACCCCGGACAGGTTGGCAGCGAGGTACGCTGAAAGCTTGTCTTCGATGATGGAACGGATGATGGCGCTCATTGGATTTCAAAGCCTCTGCCGACATTGTAGTGGCTGGCAATATGATAAAGGAGGTTGGCGTTGTTTGAGGCAACAAGTTTATTATAAATCTCGACCCGCATCGAGTAGGCTCGGTGATTAAGGGCATACCTGTATCCGTCCTTGGTAGCCCTATGGAGACCCTGCACCTTGTTGCCTACGGTAACGGAAGGAAGGGTAGAATTGCCAAGCCTATTGTCCAGGACACCAGTTCCCCATTGGTTTCCCTTAACCCATTGCCCGACGCCCTTCATAGATCCCAACTGGCTTCCGGCGGTGTACCAGCCGGCCTTGAGGCGACCGACGTGGGCTTCTACCCTCTTGGAGTAGGCGCTGACCATCTTGCCATCATCATCCACGACGTAGCGCTGACCATAGGTAATGGCAGCCTCCATATTGTCGAAGTATCCGGCGGTATGGTCTCCGCCACGAACACGCTTATGGACATCAGCCACCCTGCCTCCGTAATAGGTGGAAAGGTCTACTAGACTACCACTCAAGACAGCCCCCTGCTGGGCAAACTCCCATTGCTGGAACTTGCTCCAAAGCGTAGTGCCTTCGGAGCTGTAAGGGTGGACGAGTAGCCAGTCCGGCAACTTGGGGTCAGAAAGAGTCTTTCTAGCCCTCAACCAGGCGTGGAACACCCCTTCATTGCCGAACTGTAGGATCTCCCCGGCGCTGACGTAGCGGAGGGGTAGGAACAGCGAGGTAATCTGGGACTTTACGCGACGCTTGCCGGACTGAAGGGCTGCGCCGGACTTTCCGTCCATACCCATTCCGCCAGACCAAGGCATAGTGTAGTCCAGCATATCCCAGCAGAACAGCCTTGCTTGCTTCTTGAGGAGCTTGGCAGCGTTGCCACCCATAGCAGTAATGTACGCGCCAAGATGCTGGCGGAACTCCTGCATATTGACGACGACACCCTTCTTGACCCGGATGAATCCTTTGGGGGTGTTCATTGCACCTTGGTCTGAACCCTAGCGACAAGCCACGCCGAAGGGGGCCGGTTGGCTAGAGCGACGATTCGGTATTCTTGACCGTCGTAGATCACGATGTTCCCGAAGGCGAACAAGCCCGGATGGACTGAAGCGTGGGTTCGTAGAATCTTTACCTCAAAGGTTGTCTGGTTTAGAAAGCCCCCGGTCTCCATATCCTGGAGAACCATAGGAGTCGTCACTTGAGCCTTAAAGGTAACAGGAGTGCCTCCAGGAACGGCTTTAATCTGAACGTCCTTACCAATCTCGTTGAGAATGGATAGGGCATCAGCCGTGAATTCATCCCAGATGGACATACCTATTGCCTATGGTCAAAAGAAGAGGCCCACCACTTGTGTGGTGAGCCTCTCTGCATTGGCGCGTCGAGGGGTGGACTTCACCCCTCTGAAAATTACGCGAAGGTGATCTTCTGGAGCGCGTCCGGGTTGCCCTTGCCAGAACCGATGAGCCAGTTGGCGGAGAGCTTGTGGAGACCAGCCGACCAGTCGTACCAGTAGCGGAGAGCGTAGGAGAACTGGCTGTCCGGGTCGGTAACGATGGTCTGTTCGCCACCACCAGTCGTGGGGGCAGCAGGAACGCGGGTCACGACGACGAGACCTTCCTTGCAGGAGACCACGCCGTTGAGGCCGGCTTCAAGGCCAGCAGCGTCGAAGCCGTTGTACTCGTAGAAGTCGATGCCGTGGATCATACCGAGGCGGTTGCCACGGATGACGTCAGACGTACCGATGGAGAACGCCTGGGCGATCACCGGGTCGGAGATGAGCTGCTGGTAAGCGTCGGGGGAGACGAGAGCAGCGCGGCCTTCCTGCGGGAGGTTGGCGAGCGTAAGGCTCTTGGCGATGTTGGAGACAGCGATACGGTTGAAGCCGGACTGCGCGCCATCATAACCGGCCTCGAAATCGCCATCGACCTTGGTGAGAACCTGATCGAAGAGGGACTTGACGACGGCGTTAGCCATCGGAGCCATAAAGAGGCGACGGAGGCGTTCCAGGGAGAGGGTAGCCACTTCGTAGTCGGTGAAAGCGACGGTGACGTGCTTCTGATCGACGAGGGTCACCGGGACATCCGTCGAGACAGCGTCGGATTCGACGAAGCCAGTCGCGCGGTTGTAGTTCTGGGCGGTGAACTTCCCGGCGTAGCGGGTGTGAACGGTCGTACCGCGCTCGGCGACATAAGCGCCGAAGTCGGTAACCGCGATTTTGGTCAGAGGAGCGAGCTGCGGAACGAGCGTCCGCAGGGACTCTTCAGCCACGAGCTGGAGGGTCAAGCCTCCGATAGCGTTAGACATAGTAGTGTTTTAGGGTTTGAGGGGGAAAGATTAGCGAAGACCAGCGAGGCGCATCAGAGCGCTCTTGTTGAGGTCGTAGAACTTCTGGGCGGCCTTGGCGTCGGACTTCTTGAGGACAGCCCACTCTTGGGCGATTTCTTCGTCCGTCTTGCTGGAGGCAGACGCTTCGATGGGGGCGACTTCGACAGGATCAACGCCGACGGAGGCAGCAATCTTGGCGGCCTTCTTGCCAGCGGTTTCAAACGAGGCTTCCAGGGCGAGGTACTTCTTGCCGGCCTCGGCGAGGGCGGTTTCGAGTTCGGTGACCTTGGCAGCCATCTTCTCGATAGCCGAAACGGAGTCGGCGAGCTTGGAGGCAAACTCGGTCAGTTCGGCTTCCTTCGACTCAAGGGCTTCCTTGGTCTTGGTAAGTTCGACGGACGAGGCTTCAGCTTCGGCGGCCTTCCCGGTGAAGGCTTCCTTGAGCGAATTAAGGCGTTCTTCGATGGTCATAGCGGTTATTGCAGTTAGCCGGGTGTCAAACGACGTACTCTGACAGAATGTCTTCCATACCGCTCACGACCCCGGTCACGAAGCCCTTTTCGGCTGCCTTTTTGCCCACGAAAGACTGACCTTCCATATCCTCGTCCTTGACGTACTTTCGGACGGATTTAACGGTCTCCTTGAAGGTCTTGTGGGTTTCATCGACATCATCCTGGAGGTACTTGCGCTGATCGTCCGAGAGGCTAGTGCCTTCCATCCCGATAGCCTTGTACTTGCCGGACTTGATGACCTCCATCTTGACGCCGTCCATCGCGTAGGCTTCGGAGACATCGGGGAAGGCCATATAGACTCCGACGGAGCCGATTTCGGCGGACTTGGTGATATTGAAACGCTTGGCTTGCGAGCCAAGGTAGTAGGCAGCGGAAAGACAGGCTTTCTCGCAGTAGGACTCGCAGTACTTCGGCATCGTGCGGATCTTCTCCGCCAGTTCGTCCAGACCGTCGGTGCTACCGCCGGGGGAGTCGAAGTCCAGGACGACCTTCTCGACCGTGTGGTTGGCAAGCGCCTCGTCGATATTGGCGGAGATGTCTTCGACGTCCACGCCATTGCACATCTTCTCGATGTCCGAGAGGCCACGCCCGATGACACCCTTGACCGGGATGACGGCGGTCTTGCCGACAATCTCCATCTTGGGCTGTTCGCCGAACATCATCTTGAGGATTTCGGAGACCTCGGAAGCATTGGTGTCCGTGGTGACCTCAAGCGCCTGGAAGCGGTCGATGTGGGACTTGGCGATGGAAGGGTGGATCATCAGAGGCCGCCCGGTCTTCATCGCTTTGATAAGGTGTCGCATATGGTATAAAAAATAAAAATAAAACTGGTTACCCCTGTGGGTCTTCCAGTTCGTCGGATTCAGCGTCGTCCTTCTCGGTCTGGGTCTCGGCGGACACATCGGCGCTGGACTTCTCGTCCAGGTCTTCGTCCACATCGACTTCCTCGCCTTCGTCTTCCTTGGGTTCTTCCCCGGTGATATCCTGTAGCGCCACATTGGTGGGCTTGATAATCATCCAGAGCGGGACGTCGTATTCCTCCGCCATATCCTTCATCAGCTTGGCTTCGATGGCGCGACGGCGAACCATCGTGGAGAAGTGTTCGCCTTCTTCCAGGCAGTTGTCGCCGATGGTCTTTAGACCGAACTCGATGTCGGCACGGTTCTGGGCAGCGTCACGGCCGGCATCGACGGTTACGGACTTCGGGGTCGTCCAAAGAACCTTGTGCCAATGTTCGCAGGAACGAGCGTTGGTGCAGTTGATGGCGTCGCCGATCACATAGCCCCAGACAGGGGTGAGGAGTCGGTTCATCAGCACGGACTGGAAGTGGGCGAACTTGCGCGCTGCCTTGGCTACGATGAGACGCATCGAAGCACCGCCGGCCTTCGCCGGATCGTGGACGAACTCGTAAGGAAGGATGCCAGCCAAGGAGTCTCGGATGAGATGCTCCATAAATCCGTTGAACGTCGGATTCGGTCGGTTGGACATAAACGACTCCAGCTTTTCGCCGGGTGCAAGGGCTAGAATCTTACCGCCGATAAAGGTCGAAGCCTCGTCCGGGTTGGTAAGGCCATCATTCCACGACTGGGGCTTCATACCGAAAGCCTCAAAATCTGATTGTGCGCCGTCGAACTGTGCGGTCTCGCGCGTGAGAGTGCGAACGATGTCGCTGTTCATCTTCACGGCGAACTTCTCCAGGCTGATGATTTCCAGCATATCAACGATGTTATTGATCGAGTGCTGGAGGGGGCTGTAGGCGCGAGCGCCGGAAGCGACTTCCGGCTCAAAGATATGCAGGACGGCTCCGGCAGGAACACGACGGCTAGAACCGTCAGAACGAAGGATGTTGTACCATTCCGGCTTGCCGTATTTACCAAATTTAATGCCGTCGGTCTCGTCGGGGGGCGGAGCGCCACTCTGCGCGCTAGACACTCGGTGAGCTTCGATAATCTGGAGCTTGGGAGATCCAGCCTGGTCTCGCGTCTTGATGATGAAGCATTCGCCGTCACGGTAGACGAGTCGGGTTACGATATGCTGAAGTTCGTAGAAATTGAAACGCCCGGTGATGTCACAGGGGTTGGTAGCCCACTCGTCAAAGTAATCTTCGTATTCCTTGTCTAGGTGGGACGAGCCAGTACGAGCCGTAGCCTTAATGCCACCGCCGACGCTGTAGAGCGCCATATCGGACAGAACCTGTCGGATGATGCCGGAGTTAAGCTCCATCCAGCGCATCTTGCGCGTGGTTTCCAGACGGTCGAAGACCGTCATCGTCTTCTTGAAGTCAGTCGGCCACGACGACCAGATCCAAGAACGCTTATTACTGAACTTGGCGGACTCGAAATTAGAGAAGATGCCAGGGCCGCCAGTAGCCTGTTTCTTCAGAGGGGTGGAACCGCCAGTCTTGCCGGGGTTCTTTCGGGTAGTCTTTTTGCGCGCCATAGGTGTCAGAGTCCTCGGAAGTTATTCAATAGATTGCCCACTCGGCAACGGTCAATTGAACCATAAACTTCGGGCAACTTGATCTGCAGCGCATATCGGCATTCCAGCAGGATGGTCGGGGGGTCAATCGGCCAGTCCTTGCGGATGTCCGTACCAGAATCCCGGTACTCCATAATGGTCTTCCCTTCCTTGACGAGTGCGACGGCTTTAGCCTTGATCTCTTCGATATCGACTACATCCAAGGTCATAAAGATGCCCTTGGGGGAGGTAGACCCACGATAATGCACGAATGCCATATGTCTTTGCCATCGGTCAAAAGGATAGCCTGTCCGCTACCAACAACGACACCGCTTGAGAGCCACCCAGGCGAATTATAGCGGACAGGCTACTCCTTCACCTTTGGCTTATCTTCGGCATTGTCAACAGTCTTCTCGTCGGTTGCGTTCTTGTTCTTACCCCTACCGACCAGTTTAGCCATCAAGGCCGGCAGGATTCCCATAGTTTCACAGTCCCAGATATGGTTAGGTCGCTCGCCGATTTGAACCCAGACTGGCTTCCCGGCATCCGTGGTCGTGCGGTGTTCGGACTGCATCTGCTTGCGGTACTCATCCCCGGCGTCTTGCGCGTAGGTGTGGTGTCCCAGTCGGCGTAGCCGGGTAAGGGTATCCTTTAGCACCAGATTGGAGTACATAAACATTCGGCAGGACTGCTTGCCGACCTGGATGATCTTCGCCGGGGCGTAGGGTCGGTAGGCTACCTTCAGTCCGTAGGGGGTCTGGACTCGCCAAGGGAACTCGTTGTTGCCGGAGCCTTTGGTGGCATTCCAGCCGTTCGTCGCGCAGTTACGATAGACTTCGTCCATATTCGGGCCGTCGCCGGAGTCCACGAAGACGAAGTTGGGGCTTACCTTGTGCTTGATCTGTTCAGCTCGCACCTGCTCCCAAGTGTCCACATACCCCCACCAGATGAGCCTGGACTTACCTTCTACGCTCCAGGAGCGGACAAGGCAGAAGAAACCCTTTCGCTGTACGTCCACCGTGAGGAAGCGGAGTTTGATGAAATTGGAGGTGGTCAGCATCTCCTCCGTGTAAGGCGGAGGGGTTAGGCGACCTTGGTAGTTCGCACCCTCATCCAGCCAGTCCTCTAGCATCATATACCCGCTCGGCAAGACTTCACCACCGCCGTCGTCCGGGTCGTCGCTCCAGGGCAACGCGAGGCGCTTCTGCTTGAAGTCCCGGCGCTTGGTCTCATCACCCCCGCCGTCGAAGGCTTGAGCTGCCTCGATACACTCGACGGCTAGGTCACCCCAAGAAAGACCCCATAGCATAGACAGGGCATTAAAATGGAATCCCTTGCGACCTTTGGGTGCGGACGGATTGATGGGGACGTATTCGGCGGTAGCGGCCATCTCTGCCCGGACGCTGTTGCGGTCGAGGTACGAGTGCTTGCAATGCTTGCACTCGTAGGTCGTGCCGGCCTTGACCTTGTCTAGATCCCAGCCGTTGGCGGTCTTGGCTTCCTCCGGGTACTTGATCTGCACCCACTCGAAAGGCTGGCGGGTGTTGCAAGACACGCAGGTGAACGACCATTCGCCCCGGTCTGTGGAATAAAATAAATCGGTGAATTCATCCCCATCCACGCCCCCCTGCGAGACGAACACGGACTTACCCTGCCAGGTGAACGCCGTGCGTCGGGCGAGCGCTTGCTTGAGGTGACCTTTAGGCCATTGCCAGCACTCGTCACCGCCAAGGAAACGGATGGATCGGCGCTGGAGGTTTCGCTCGTTGTTCGCACCTAGCACCCAAGTGACGTTGCGTTCAAACTGGGTGGTGTGCCACTTGCTACGATCAATCTGGGAGATGCGAGCCTTGGTGGTCGGCGTGTTGTCCCATAGAGGACGGAGTCGGGTCTGTTGCCAGTCCTGCGCGTTCAAGTCTACGTCCTGGAGCAGGAGCATCGGGCCGGGGGTGCGCGACGGCACGAAGGCTGACCACAGCTCCAGCACCATCGATTTGCCGGACTGGACGTTACCCATCACCACGATGGTCTCGACCTCCGGGTCTTGGAGCGCGCGGAGGATGGGTGCGAGATATGGGGTTGACTCTATGCGGAATGGCCCCGGTTGTGGGGAGTAAGGCACATTCTTGATGTTCTTCTCCAACCAGTCGATGATGTCGCCGTCCGGGTCTGGCGCGAGCAGACTCCGAAGGGTGTTCTCAAACAGGGTCTCCGTCGGATTGGATTTCATCTGGTTTATCTGTTGCGACCTCTTCCTTCGGAGTTTCCAGTACCACGATTTCCTGTACTGCCTCCTTGGCATCATCGGACTGACCCGACAGTCGGTTTAAGATATTGGTGATCTCGGTGTCGATTGCCTTCATCGCCGTGCCTGGAGAGTCCGGGTTCGCCTTGACGGCAATCTTCGTGGAGAGCTGGGTGAGTTCGTTGCGGATGGATAGGATGACCTTACCGAAGCGCTCGATGGCGGTCTGGGTCTTGATGTACTCCCTGGCAGCGATGTTGCGCGCGTGAAGTTCGCGTTCAAGGGCGACGAGGGTCTTCACCAGCTTGTCGTAGGTGGCGTAGCTCTTGGACTGGTTCGGGTCTTCGTTGCGAAGATCACGGCGGTACTGCTCGTAGGCTTCTGCCTTCAGTTGGCGGTGTTTCTCGACGATGGCTGCGAAGTCCTTGTCGGAGTCATCCACCTGCTGGTCGGGCGTGAGGTTCTGATCCCGGCGCGCGGAGCGCTCGTTGTACCACGCCTCGGCGTCCTCGATGCTGGTCGTTGGCATACCCGAACGGATGAAGCCGTTGATGGTCTGGCGCGCGAGTCCTAGTCGCTCGGCGATGTCTACAGGTCTTACGCTCATTTCTTCTTGGTCATAGCCCTCTGACGAATCTTGTCACAGGTTGATTCAGTCCGCATATAGATGCTTGGTGCGACGCCCAGTCGCTTCTGGATTTTCTTAACGCGCCAGGATATGGTCGCCTTGGAGACGCCGTACTTCTTGGCGACATCGGCCATCGACTTGTAGTTGCGGTAGCCAAGGGCGATGCGGACGCAGTCGTTGTTCATCATCACCTTCGGCTCAAAATCGCAGTCGAAGGCATCGATGACCTTGGCGATGATGGAGGCGAGTGATCCGTAGACGCCGGCCTTACCATCCTCGTCCTTGCGAAAGAACTCCTGCATCGACAGGCGGTTCTCGTAGGAGTCTCCGTAGATATAGCGATGGGGCAGAGGAGGCTCGGCGTTGGTCGGGTTGCCTGGATCTACTCCGGCTGCCTTGAGCGCCTCTAGCTCCGCCGGGTGGAGCCGTGCGATGAACTTCTTCCACTCCGCTGACAAGGCGTCGCTCACGGATTCTTGAACTTCTCCAATTGGTGGAGTACGAGCGTAAGCTCCGCTGCGTCGTTCACCAGCCACTCGGCGCGCTTCTTCGCCTTCTTGGTCAGTTTTTCGCTGGCTTGGGCCGCGATGTACGCTTCGATCAGATGCTGGGCGACGGTTGAGATGACCTCTTTTGAGGCGTCGAGTTGCTCCAGTTCGGAAGTCGTGAATCTCAAGGCGTGGTGAACTTGGAGGTATTATACCCGGCGGTCAATGAATTTCACCGACCGTGTACATCGAGTTCTTGTCCTTGATGAAAAGGCCACGTCCGATGCAGAGGCGGACGAGACACCAGGCGCGGGTGGAGTTCAAGTCCTCGCCGTAGACGGAGTTCCAGTTCTCGGCTACCTGATCTCGGAGCCGGGTTGCGGTCATCGGTTCGGTCGGCAGCATATGGGTGATCGCCTGGACTTGGCGCACCCGCTCGTCGGCCTTCATGATCTTGGCGGTGTTGAGGGCGTCCAGGTGGGAGGACATCGCCTCCCGCTTGTCGCGCCACTTAGCTCGCCAGTAGTTGGCGTAGTGGGGCCGGCGCGTCTTGTGTTTTGGGTCGTTGTTCATCGTGGGGGGTGGAGGGGGGAGAGAGAAAGGATCTCCTTTCGTAGTCCCCGAAGGGAGACGTACAGAAAGGGGAAGGGCGATAGCCCGACCTTTCTCAATATTACTATATAAGGCGCTAGCCTTATGTAATATTATGTTGGGATATATGAAATGCTATATGCTGGGATATATGCAAGTCACAGATATACCGACATATATCAGAAACAAGCGTTTTCTGCACAATACCCCCGCCTTTTTTCCGGGGTGCAGCGTCTTCGACGCCC